CGGAAACTACTCGGTCATAAAACTTGAGGGAATACCAGGAGCGATAAACTTTAGGGGTATCTGTGTTGCCAATGGTAATATGTATTGGGTTTCACAGCAGTACATTGTAGAGTTTAACGGTTCATCGTTTGAGTTTATAGATTATCCGTATCTTACGGACGACAGGGCGACGTTATCCTACACAACGGCAACAACTGAACCCTTCCTTCTAGAACACAACGAAAAGGAACACGAGATAGTATTCGCCAAGAACGCCACATCTGTATCGTGGAGATTTGATTATCTTCAGAGACAATGGTCTAAATCTGATATTACCGCTACCACAATGAACATCTGCTCTATGGGGCAGTATAAGTATGACGGCAACGGGACAAAGGACTTTATGTTTGGCTCTGATAGTGGGGCAACGTTTCTATTTGGAGACTACCGCCACTTTGTAAACTCGGCTAATACAGCCACGGCCATTAACACCTACTACGAAACCGACTGGATGAACTGTGACGACTGGAGACGTAAGGCGGCTACCCGTATCATTCTCGAAACGAAACAGGACGGCTATCTCTCGGCTCACCCGTACGCTCTCTCTTGCTCGGTGTATTATGACTATGATACAGTGGCACGTTCTACACAGGTGGTAACTTGTGAAGGTGCGACAAACCAGTTCCACGAGATATGGCCGGGAGACCAGATAAACTTTAGGCGTATAAAACTTCGCTTCGCAAACAACACATTAGACAATAGCATACAGGTCAATAGAGCGATAGTGGAATACGACCTTATAGATGAAAGTGGGAGGATATAACAATGGCGGGATATACGAAGAAGGGAGACTGGATTATATACGACCAGCCAGCGTCACCAAGCCAAGCGGCGTATAACACAGTAACGGGGAAATATGGCTCTATGGCCGAGGTGGAAGCGAGCAATAACTCTTCCATTATAACCCCAGAAGTAGACAAGGTATTTGCCGCCCAGAAGGAAGCGTCAAAGAAGGACCTTCTCGCCGAAAAGGATAAAGACCTTTCCCGTCTGGACGACATACTCGCCGCTCGTGGTGTATCACGTGGTGGTGGGGTATCCGCTGGACAGGAAGATATAGCGTCAAGGTACGCCCGTCAGATAGCGAACGTGGACGCGGCCTCTAACGCCAATGCTCTAAACTATCAGTTGCAGAAGAACCAACAGGATATGATGAGTAAATACTATCAGGCTCTTATAGACAAGCAGTCCGCTCCGATCGGTGGCGTGAACCTTGTTTATGGGGGAGAGATGAAACCTTCGTCATGGGACGACCCGAACCCGAATTATATGTACGGGGGACTTGCTACCCCGCAGCCCATGAATACCACGACTGGATACGGAAAAGACAATATACAAACTCCAGCCAACAAGAAGAAGTCGGTTGGAACGTACGCTATTACCACAAATTAGTTTAGGAGGCACTATGCCACTATTTCAGTCTCTACCCAAGTTCCTTGAGGACTTGACACAACACGAAAAGAACGATGTATCTATCAAGAAGATACTCGGAGCGACTAACGCTGGTACTGTTGGTGACGCTATTAAGATGATAGCAAATGCGGGGTTAGGTGGGAACAAGGAACCGTCACCGAGTAAGTCTCCCGAAGCGATACAGCCCATTAACCCTATCGTAGATAACGGGGCATATAATCCGCAGTTAATGGCAAGGAACGCCAATGCTGGTGGCACAGGTATTAACCGTGGTGGAGTGGATACGGGATACGGTAAGGTAATTGAAGGAGTTAATCAGACGGTTATTCCGCAGAGAGATGTAGCCAACGAGGACAATGTTCTCTATGGTGAACTTCAACAGGGAACACCAGAACAGAGAGCAGTTGCCTATGCTAAACTCACGCAGAAGCCATCTTCGGGTATGACATTCGACCAGAGGGTAGCATTAAAGAAAATAGGTCAGGCAAAGGAACTTACGCCGATAGATATTATTACCTATGACCCCAAAGACCCGTCTATCCAGAGAAAGGTTGGTACGTTTATGGGGCGTAGCGGTATGGGCCCTAGATTGATACCTTTTGATAATTCTCTCACAGAGGGTCAGTCACAGGCTATTGCAAGTCAAGATGTAGCGATAGGAAACCTGACTAAACTTAAAGACATAATGGGTGCTGGACAGATAAGTAAAGCGGGTATGCTGATAGCACAGAAAATGCCAAACTCTGCTATTTTTAACGCCGCCGTGGATGCTGCTCATGCACTTGGACAGATTACAGATGATGAGGCTGACGCATTACAGGAGTTTAAGGCGGAGTTTGACAGTGCCAAGCAGAACATAGCGGTATCACGTGGCGGTAAAGCACTAACCGCTACCGAACTAGAGTTAATACTTAACACCCTCCCCCAGGCTTATCAGAACCCCAGCGTGTGGGATAATATAGTCAACAGGTATGCGTCAGAGTTTAACACTTACAGGTCGTCGCTCAAGGGCGGCAAATCTTCAGTAACCCCAGTAAAGGCTAATACACAAACACCAGAAACAAAGAACAATGACCCACTCGGAATAAGGTAGGGGAGGAACAATGGCTAATAAATGGAGCGATAAGGTTGCTTTTGCACAGGCTATAAAAGCGAAGCACCCACAGTACAGCGATCTGCCAGATAATATTCTTGCGGACAAAATGCTCACCAAGTTCCCTCAATACGCACAGGATATAGGTGGTGGGGAAAATCCCGTTCCTTCGTTTGATATAGCTGGTGTACCAGGTGGGGCTCACCCAACAGTAAGCACTTCACCAACAGACCCAGAGAATAAGGTTCCAGCGTTTCTTGCGTCCATGGGGAATACTGCCGCTTTTAGTTTACCGCAGACACTTATGAATATGGCAGAGAAGTCTGGGTTGCTTAAAACGGGATGGCCAGAACCCACACCTGCACAGAAGGCCGCTTATACTGGTGGTGAAATTGCTGGTATGGTAGTTCCCTTTGGTGGTCCGAGTAAGGTGGCCGAAATGGCAACGACTAAAATGCTTGGGCCCGCTACTTCTGCTATTGGTAAGGTATTTGTTCGTGGTGGTATCAATGCTGGACTAACACAGGCGGCTGGCGTTCCTAATGAAATAGCAGAAAGTGGTGATATAACAAAATTTGACCCACTGGCTAGTGCAGAACGTGTTGTTGGTGCTACAGCGGTAGGTTCCCTTTTAAGTGGCTTCGGAAAAATATTCGGCAACACTTTCAAGTCACTCGAAAATCTAGGTAATGAAAAGAAGTTTTATGACAGCATAAGAAATGACGCATACACCGCTCGTGGCGAGATGATAAATAAGTACGGCGACAAGATAGATGAGTTAGTTCAGGGGAACCCGTCTGCTATTACCACCATCAAACAGACACTTGATGACGCTATTGATATGGCAAAGGATAACTCCAAGTTAGCGTCCGCTTTAAAGAAAAGCAAAGTGTTTAAGAACGTCAACAAGAAAGATGGTATTGCGTCTGTTGCAGAAGTACAGCAACTTATAAACGAGCTTTCCAGCACGCTTCCTGCTTCGGCGAAAGCAGAGGGTGTTGCACGTAGCATAAAGGAATTGGATAGACCACTTGACAGCGTGGTAAAGGAACTTCGTTTGCAAATGGGAACCGCCTTCCCCGAAATGACCGCCATGAGGCAAGAGTATGGGGATTTTATCCGCCCGTATAACTTCATTAAGGGAAAATTAAAAGAGGGTTCTCTTGGGCCTATGCTCAAGGGGGCTTCTGAAACTGGTATGGGTGATGCTGATATACGTTATGCCGTTAGCCAAGTTCTTCCCGAAGATGTTGTGACGCAGATGGGCGGGTATAACAAAGCATACCGCATACTGAAGGGTCTAAACTTACTTGGTGGTGTTGCCCTCCCTACTGGACGTGGTGTTGGCAAGGTGTCTGGTGCCATATCTCCGCTTGTTCCCGAAGCAACTACTGGTGGGAAAGTGGGTGCTATATCTTTAATAGATATGCTCAATAAACTTCGTGGAGAGAAAAAATAATGAACCAGTCCACTTCCTTCTCGTTCATAACCACTCCCGATGACGACTATAAGGCGTTATCTCGGTGGGCGAAGAACCACTGTCTAGAGTTAGATCGTATCCTTCGGGGACTAGCCTCTCCGAGTGGTACGTCACCCACACATAACCTTTTGAACGGGTTACAGGGGGGAACGAGTGGGCAGTATTATCACCTAACCTCGGCACAGGTAACTAACCACGATAACGCTTACACGTGGGCAAATAATATCCTCACCGCCACTCACGAGCCTACGGGTTTCCCAAATAGGACAGATACGTCCATTTCCATATCTGGGAATACGTTTACTGTCGCAAAGACGGGAACTTCGTTTGACGTTTACGTGAAGGGGATTAAGTATAATTATACGTCTAATCAGAGTGTTACGCCGAGTGGACCTGGGGACCCTGTTGCTGGACAGATATACTCTTTCTACTTTGACCAGAACGGAACATTGACTGCGGCTACTGGTATAGCGTCTTTCGATGGTAATGCTTTTGTTGCTTTCGGATATTATGACGGGTCTAATTGGGATATATTCGATGAGCGTCATGGCGCAACTATGGATTGGGCAACACACTCATATCTTCATTTAAACTACGGGGCAAGGATAGGAACATCTGGGTTCGCTGGAACTTTCACGGATACCACGTTCTCTATTGCCGCTGGTACATTATATGACGAGGACTATACACATACAACTGGGGCACTTACACAATGCAAGGTTTTGAGCAAGATAGGTGGAGCGTCTTACTTCACAAGTTCCACCGCACAGAACAACCCCTACAAGACCACATCGAGTATTATCCAATGGAACAACGGAACAAGCGAGGCCGATGTTCAGAATAACTATTACGTTGCCTACTGGATATTCGTGAGCAACGACAAGGACACTCCCCTGTACTCGCTCATGGGTCAGAGGGAAGATGTCAACGTTGGCGACGCACGGTCGAACAACTTGTATTCTTCTCTTACGCTTCCCACAATGTTTCAGGAAATGAAACTCCTATACCGTGTCATATACAGGCGTAACGGAACTGGTGTGACGTATGTGGAGAACGCTGATTACAGGGCTGTGTCATCTACTCCCGCTGGTGGGTCGTTTACAGCGACAGACCATCTCTCGCTCACCAATCTTATAGCGGGGGATAGCGGTCATACGCAGTTTGGATTACTTGCTGGTCGTAGCGGTGGACAGATATTATACGGTGGAACTGGTGTCGGGGAATATCTTACCTTTCGCTCTAACTCCAACGATATAACTACTGGTGGAGTACAATGTGACAGTCTGCTCTATCTCAAGGGTGCTGGTACTGGTAGGGTATCTTTTACATATCCCAATAGTTCGGCTAACTCGGCGTTGATATGGCCCGCAACGGCTTCACCGGGAGCGAACTATCTTCTCGGTCATCAGTCTGCTGGACAGATGGCATGGTTTGATCCCGCTGGTCTTACAGTGGCAACCGCTGGTGCTTTGTCTGGCGGAACATCTGCTCAAGTGTATCTCGGCGGTGGAACTGGCTGGACGGCGTATAATACCCTATACGTGGGTGGTGTCGCTGGTGGGTCAGTGGGGAACATCTACGTATCCAATGGAACTATCGGAGCATGGACAGCGGCTTCTCTCGTAACCGTGGGCAACGCTACTTCCGCAACCTCGGCTACGTATCTTACGTCTGGCGTAGACAACACGACAATAGAACTCTCGTCCAATAACCTTCGTGTGAAGGACGCCGGGATTACTTTAGCAAAGATGGCTAACATTAACCAATACTCGCTGATAGGACGTACTTCGGCTGGTGCGGGTGTACCACAGGAGATAGCGTCAGCAAATGACGGGAAGTTCCTACGTGCAGACTTAACGTGGCAGACTGTATCGGCTTCTCTCCCAGCATTAACTACCTCCCATATCTGGGCTGGCGTATCTAACGTTGCAACTGACTGTGCCGTGGCTGGAGATGTGTCTGTATCCGCAACTGGAACAACGGCTACAATGACTGTTTCAGCAAAATGCCCTACTGGTTCAGTAGTTATGTACGGAGGTGCTTCCGCTCCCTCTGGCTGGGTTTTATGTGATGGTACGTCTTATGATAGAACTGGCGGAACTTATGACGCTCTTTTTGCTGTAATTGGAACAACTTTTGGTGCGGCAGATGGTTCACATTTTAACGTGCCCGACTTTAGAGGTGTATTCCCGAAGGGTGCTGGAACAACTAATAGGGCGGCTGGTAAGGACGCTAATGGGAATTATTATGCGGGAACTAATGGAACTTACACGCAAGACAAATATCAAGGTCACTATCATACTGTAAGAAGAAATAACGACAACTCCAACGCATATCTCGCACCAGGGGGAGCGGCTGGAACAGAAGTCTACGGCGGTGGTGGATTTCTCTATACAGGGGCAACTGCAAAAGATAATATAACTGACGGCACAAACGGCACTCCTCGCACAGGATTAACCACCGAACCGCAGTCACTCGGTATCACTTTCATTATTAAGTTATAACCTCCCACGTGGGGGATACCCGATAAGGGAAAGGGGACAATAACAATGAATAAGATGAACGATGAAGTCGAGAGAAGGGTTAATATGAAACTTATGGCTAAACAGGTTCAGCAGATACATTGCGCTATGTTTGGCAAAGAAGAAGATGGCACGGGTGGGATATGTGGTCGAGTGGCTAAATGTGAGAGGCGTATCAACTGGATAACTGGTATAGGCACTGGTGTTACTGTGGTTGTGGGATGGTTTCTAAAGGGAGGAAAATAATGGAAATAAAATTCGCTCCCGAAAAACAGCGAAGAGAACACTTGTTCTTGACGGTGTTCTTCTGGACTTTATTGGGAGTATTCTGTGACAAAATCACTGATGTAGTGTTCGCCAGTTTAATTGGTACAGCGTTTACGGGATACGTGGCGGGTAGGGCTTGGACCGAAAAACCCGTTTCTCCAAGTATCGAAAAATAGGTCGTTCGAGAAATGACCACAATTTGTGTTCATACGACCATAAAATGTGTACGGAGCGGAAATGAATAGAGAAACCGAGTTCGTCAAGGCCCTACGGGATAGCAAGTTAAAGGAACAAGGATGGGATTTGTTTATCCCCTACGTTCAGGCTGTTCTGGAAACGGGTATCTTCACAAGTAAGCTCTGCAAAGAAGCCTACAACTTCTGTGGGATAAAGGGAGCGTACCGCGGAGAAAGCCTAGAGATACCTACCTACGAGTTTGAGAACGGAAAGAGAGTGGACATAGTAGATAAGTTCCGGAAATATCCAGACTTCGATACAGCCCTTCTCGACTACGTAAACAAGATAGCGGATATGTATCCTGGTGCGTATCGTGAGAGGAATAACTATAAGTGTTACTACGAAGGTTTAATCCACGGGGGGAGAGAAGACTGGATGCAGTGGAGTACGTCCCCCGTCTACTCCGAAGTATTGATTAAACTCTACGATAAACTTAAAACACAGAACGAAGGAGACCTCTATGAAGTCGTCTGCGGTTAAAAAAAAATTGTCTTTAGATCTAAAGACCTGCTACTGTATCTTGTGTACCCTGCTCGCTTGTATGCTTGGCGTAAGTTTGTGGAACAAGCCAAAACCCGTAGTGACAACCCAATACGTCAAGGGAAAGGTAAGGATAGATGTAGACAAGGGAACTGTGGAAAGAAATGATAACGGGAGTTTCGTGGCTAGCGGGGAAGGGATACACCTCGTAGACATAACCTCGGAGTTTAATCAGACCAAATACCAGAACCCACAATGGCTGATAATGGCAACATATTCTCTCGATACACGTATAGATGTAAAGGTAGGGAAGGCTCTCTTTTCTGGGGTATACGTGGTTGGAGGGATAAGCACGAAAACAAGCGATTTAAGCAACGTGACGGGTTCGGTTGGACTGGCGGTGACATTCTAATATCCATTGAATAGGCATTAAAATGCTTATACTGGAATGTATTTAGAGCGTATTTTCGTGGAATACTATAAAAGATTTGTTATCGTTCAACCTAGGGCAAACTGGAGCGATTTAGGGGTATCACAGGGGCCTTTCCCCCTTTTCTATCTCGGCTATTACCTTCCTTACAATTTGGTCCTCGCCGTATGAAACGTATAATCCCTTTATCCTCTCCACTAACTCACGCTTGTAGGCTGATACGGCTTGTTCTTTAATCTTATTAGCAATATTTGGAACGCTCGTTAGTTTTTCCTCTATTGCCAACCTTCTCCCCTCGCCCTTGTAGTATTCGGCACAGAGGAGTTCGAGTTCGTCAACAAACTGCTTTGTGTTTGTATTCCCTGTTGTAAACCGCTTTACTATCATCATCTTTTTCGTGTGAAACTCTGCCTTCTTATCTGCCATTACGGGCTTGGGAAAACTTGGGTGGCTATGGCATATAGCACCGGCTCCTCCACAAGTGGGACAAGGAATACTGCCTATGTGCTGTATCTCTTTCTTATCTGCCATTTGGGGTGTCCTCCCATTATTTCATCAAATAATTTGCGAATAACACAGACTTTTCACACAGCCGATACATTACAGCGAAAATAAAAAACACTACTGGAACACTGACAATAGACAGCAATATCATCAGCGGAATTGCAAAGTATGGTTTATCCTCAAAGAAATTTTCTATTTTCATTTCCCTACCCTCCTTTTGACCTCTGTGATATGGCTCACTTCTCTTTCGTTGGGCATTGTCATTTAGTCCTCCTATTCCCATTTAATTGCTACAACTTCTTCTTCTTTGTCATCTTCACTTTCAAATGGTCTTACGCTCTCTTTACCAACACCCTCTACTTCTACAAAATCTAAATCGCCATCATCGTAAGCCTGTAATGATACTTTCATTGTTTCGGGATATTTCTTCAATTCATCTATCAATTCCTTCACTGTCATCTCCCCCTCCCTTTGACCTCTGTGATTTGGACTCGGACTAATTTCATATCGATTCCATCGGAACATAGACTTTGCACACTTATGACATCTTCTTTTCTAAAATGAAAAGAATTGAGATATATAACTCCCGTTTTGATGTTCTTCAACCCCCACGCCAATGTAGGCTTACCCTTCGGCTTGGCTTTATGGGCTACGGGAACGCACACGGAACAGTCACCAGAACTGTTTGACCCTGAATTGCAAGTATCTGTGTGTTTATGAGGTTTTGCGTGAGGACACTCCTTATTGCATTTCTGTGGACAAATCCATTTCTGTGTAGGCATATTGGGCTCTCCTTTTACCTTTTAAACTTTGATACCGCTAATCTCATAAAAGAGTTTCTTGTTAAAGTTCGGCAGTTTCAGCAACAACGCCTTATCCTCATCACTCGCCTTGCTGTAAGCCAACTGGAACGCTTCCTTGTAGTCCATACGCTTGAGATACCCGCCACGCATTTCCGCTAACACATCCGCTTTCTTTTCGTCCTCGGTCATATTGCGGAAGTCTACCCATACGTTTAATTGGAAATAAAGGAAACTCGGCTTCTGTGCGTTGTCCCATTTTTCTCTCTTGCAGGGCTTATTGAATACTAAAATTGTGTCGGGAGTTTTAGTGTTGAAACACCCGCTATTCCAGTTCCCGCTATTCCAGTCCCCGCTATTACTGTTCCCGCTATTACTGTTCCCGCTATTACTGTGCCCGCTATTCCTGTTCCCGCTATTACTGTTCCCGCTATTACTGTTCCCGCTATTCCAGTGCCCGCTATTCCAGTTCCCGCTATTCCAGTGCCCGCTATTCCAGTTCCCGCTATTCCAGTGCCCGCTATTCCTGTGCCCGCTATTACTGTTCCCGCTATTACTGTTCCCGCTATTCCGTAAATAAAAATTACGCAGGTATATTGTATTCTCCGTTGTCAAATACTTTTCTATGATAGGGCGAACCTTCTCGCTGTCATCGGTGGCGTTTAACTGGTCTACCTTCAACTTTCTCTGGTCGCAGTCATACTCCCACTTATTCCACTTGTCCTCGTCAACACCCTCTATTCCGTTGAAGTGGGCAATACTCGTGTGGCTATTCCACTCGTAACTTTTGGGATTACCGTTAGCCATAATTTTGGCTATGTCCTCAACTGTGAAGAACAAAACCTTACCATTACCATCACTGATTGCACTAAAGAACTGGCACATAAATCCTCCTTGTTACTTTTTTGTTACGCTCAAGTAAATCGCTAATGCAAAACACATTAGGGCTAGGAGCATAATTTCTCCAAGTTTATCAAGCACTTGCCGTCCGGGGCTATTATTAGTCCACTCATACTCCTAAACAGGAAGCCTAGAAAGATTTGCACGAAAAATAGAAAACTTAACTTGGCTAGGGCATTCTCTCCACCTTTGGGGTTTCGAGATACATCCTTGAGACTTCCACCTTTCTGCCTTAAGTCGAGTAGCCTTTCTCCCTTGGGTCTTAAACCTTTAACCTTTAATTTTAATCGGGGAGAACCAAATCTCCTGTGAGCGCAACGGCTCGTCCTTTAGCATAGGGTTGTTAGTTATCGCACTAACAGCGTCTATTTTTAAGCAATTTTTATCTCTGCTTATAGTATGAGAAAGAGCAATAAATCTTATTATTCTTTCAGGTCTGTTACTGCGTTTACTACTTCAAGAGTACGATCTATTACTGAAGGTTCATCCCTGTACATCGCAACTTTGCTATCTTTTTCCGACGGGTCATAATACCTTACTATCCTTACTTCTACGCTCTCCCCCTGTGAGTTTTTCATAATTCCTTCACGCAAACCCCTGTCGGTAAGAGCTTCCCACGCTACACGTTCGGAGTTAGCAAGGTCACGCCTGCGGTGTATCCACTCGGCAATAGACTTCTCGACAAACTTTTCACCAAGTTCTATCTTAACCTTAGTGTCAAGGTTTGTTCTCTGTATTGCCACACGAAGCCGGAGTATCTCTTGCAGTGTATCGTGTATTCCCTGCAACCACTCCTTTATCTTTCCCGCCTGGTCTTTACCATAAGTGGGATTTTCTACGTTTGTTATAGCACAATACTGTGCCACTTTGTTCTTTAAATCTTCAGCCTTGACATTTAGTTCCTTGATACGTTTCATAGCCTCAATTATTTTCATTGTTCCTCCTTGCCGTTAGGCATAGACATAATACAACATATTTATCGTTTTGTCAAGTGGTCTTGTGTTTTTTATCATGACACTCTTTACACAGCGTTTCTAAATCGTCTGGTGTCTGCAACACTCTCTCCCGTATAAACTCCAGAACTCCATCCCACTCGATCTCTTTTCGATGGTGTACGCAGACTGCTATCTCCTGTTCCTTCTTCTTTGTCTGCTTTACTCCGCAGTCTACGCAGGTGTATTTATCCCGCTTTAGTGCCGCCGCCCTTTCCCTACTACGAAGCCACAGTTGACGCAAGGCTTGGCGTATCTTGGAAGAAGGAGTATAGGGGACACGTTTACCCACGTTCACCTTCCCTATTCACATACTCGACAACTTCCTTGATTATTCTTTCCTTCTTCTTCCTTCTCTCAAACTCTTCGAGAAACATTAAACAACACGAAGCGTGGAATATGTGAGCGAACCCACTCTCGCCGTCTATCACCTCTCCCCCGTTAGTATACGCTATTACGTGGCGGAGAAGGGCTGACTTATATCTCTGAAGTCCGTCTTTTGTATCGGCGTTCTTCCAGTTATCTCGGCTGTACTTCTTCGCCCCGTGCATTAACACTCTAGACATACCGGCAAGGAAGTTCGGCGTAATCATAGAGAAATCTATCTTATCCTGGTCATACTTTACGAATTTCTCTTTCATCAGTCCTCCTACACGCTCATGTGTATATGCGGTGAACTCTCGTGCATAATATGTTTCCCGTTTACCCGTTCGTGTTCCGCTCTAAAGGGTTCTATGGTAATCTTTATCACTCCCGTGGGTATCGGCTCGTACCCTGCTACTTCGGAGTATGGAGAGTACCCATCGCCCAAAGACTTCATAAACGAACCCGTGGTAGCGAATAACTGCTTCTTGGAATAGATACGCCCCTCTCCCCGTCCGTGGCTCATACAGATACGTTCCCCGTCAAGGTTAGCCTTCAGGTGGCAGTGACCCACAAGGTAAATGTCAGCGTCATAACTCTTGGCCTTGCTTAAAACCATATTCAGTTTACCAGAAACCGCCCTACCGCCGCCGTGTCCGTGATGGGCGAATATTACCACGTTCTTACTTGCTCCCCTTCCGGTACTACGCTTGAAGTACACTCTCATCATCATCGAGTAGGTAAGGTTATCCACGTTCAACCTTCTGCAAATGTCGGAGAGAATATCTCTGTGATAACGTAGGCGTATCTTTTCCTCGTGATTACCGCCAAGTAACCCCAAGCACCTATCCTTAATTGGAGAGAATATCTTAACCAGTTCCCGTATCTGTGCTTCGCTTATATCATCTAACTCGGAGAGATAATCAGTAGACTTAGGGTCGAACCTTTTGTCCGAGTAGTTAATGCTGTCCACATAATCACCCATACCTATCCAGTAAGTCTGCGGAGTTTTGCGAATATACTCTACCAACGCTATCAGCTTCTTGGTGTCGTTATTCTTACATCCCAAATGCGTGTCCCCTATCGGTATTATCTGTATCTTGTCCGATCTCCCCTTGCACATAATGTTGCGGTAAACTGCTCTCATCTGTCCTCCCTTGGACGGATAGAATATGTTACATCGTTAGTGTGCATACCAGCGTATATCTCCGCACACGCTAGATTGCAAAGGTTACGGGTGGTCTGTATCTTTTTGTCTAAAGCATCTCGCCTTACTTCTGCGGCCCTAAAGTCTGCCTCTTTTTTTACCAACTCCAAACTTTCTTTTAATGTTTCATCAGCAACCTTATCTTTTCTATCGGTAGAACCATCTTTGCTTGTTACCTTTAACTCCAACCTTTTCTTAGCCTGTAAGGCTTCCAGTTTAGTTAGTTCCTTTTTATACTCAAACTCCAATACCACTGTTTCGTGAGCCGCCTTCTCATACTCTTGGGGCAACTCCACTAGGTTTCTCTTTATATCCTCGACAACTCTCATTTATTCCTCCCGTTAATCCACTTGCATATTTTCTTGGCGAGATATTCACTTAATCCAGGAAACTCTGCCATATCCTTCGTACCACCGTTCACACGTAACGTAACGTAATATCGCTTGTTCGGGGGAAACCTACTCCCCGTATACCATTGTCCGTTAGGTAGAGAGAAACTATCCTCATCGTATTTGTCTTTCTCGGCTGTTATGAAGAACGGCATTATTTCCCTCCCATCATCCGTGCTATCTTATCCATGCAGGATTTGTTTCCAGCTATTCCTTTATCACACTCGAACCCGTGCAGTATCTTGATAGCGTCCTTTACGGGTATCTTACTGACTAGCATACCGATCGCCTGCCACAACGCCGACTTGCAAGTACCGCTCTTCTCCGCTTTAATAAGTATCGTTCCGTCATCACACTTGGTTATATGTAGCTTTAGTCCGCACCCCGCTACGTATGAGTGAGTTTCGCTCTCCATTATTTCCTCCGCAGTCCTTCGATGGTTTCCTGTAACTTCTTTAGGTCGTCATTGATTAGGTCGTCCAGAAACTCCTGTGCTATCTTTAATCTCTTCTTTAGTTAATCGTTCTCCTGACGAAGGTGCTTCATTTCTTTCTCGATAGCGTGTATGGCAAGTTTGTCGCTCACTCTGCCCTCCTTATCGGAATAGCACGATTAGTCCTATTCGTACGCACAACTTCCTCGAACAGATACGATGTTGCCCCCACCCTACGATACATTTCGCACGCTTCGGATATATCCTTGGGTAGGCATTTCCCACCATAGCCACACTGCCCGTCTGGACCGGGAACGTCTATGTTCTTTCCGATAACGTCTATCTTCTTTAACATCTGTGCGACTAACTGCCAATTCACTCCCGTCAGTAACGATACCTTGAATAGTTCGTTCGCCGCCGTAACCTGTGTTGCCAACAGAGCGTTACTTGCTATCTTACAAAACTCTGCGTCCTTTGCCGTGGGGAATATAGAAAGCCGTTGACGAAGTGGGACAAATATGTCCTTTCCGAAAGTTCGGCATAGTTCCATGTTGTCCGCTCCGCATACCAATACTTCGGGATTAGCGGTACAGGCTTTGGCGTTCCTTTCCACAAGAAACTCCGGACAGAAGATATAGCGGTTGTTCTTGTCAGCTTTCTGACGTTCGGCGGTGTAGCCTGGAGTTACTGTTGATCTAATGACAAACACCTTATCCTTGAGTTTCAGGGCGTGGTCTAACGCTTGGTTCATAATGGACATATCCAGTCCGCCGAGATTTGCTTCGGGTGTCGGCACGCAGAAAAATATATACTTGCAGTTTGAGTAGACATCTTCCCTGTTGCCCACGCTCTTGTTCACGTCAAAGGCGAAAACTTTGTGCTTTCTCTTAAGAGTTTCCCCAAGTGCCGAGCCTACTACTCCGTAACCAATAATTCCAACGTTAGCCATTATTCACCTCATAGTCCCAGTTCAATTTTTCCACCATCTTCTCTCGACAACGTAAACCTATAATCTTTACTAACGGTCTTTGCTTAATTCCTTTCTTTTCAAGGGTTTTCTCAAACAGGGTATTCACGCTAATCTTTGTGCTTTTCGGGATAATGAGTTTCTCCCCAGTAAGGTATCTCTCCCAGATTTCTCTCACCGCTTCGTCCACGTCGCAGAAGTGGCGTATCATTGACGGGTCGGTTATCGTGACTGGCTTACCTTCTTCGAGTTGTTTTTCCCAGACGGGGATAACGGAACCACTGGAACCCATAATGTTTGGGAGACGGGCCACGCAAAAACCATAGTGCTTTGCCATTTCTTCCCCGATGGCTTTAGTAAATCCGTAAGTGGAAATCGGCTCGACCGCTTTGTCCGTGCTAATGAAGAGTACCGGAATTTCTTTTTCATAACACCTCTTGAATAGTGTGAGAGTTTTAATAACATTGTTCTCGATAAAAGGTATAGGGTTGTCCTGTGCGAGATTTATATGTTTGTAGGCGGCACAGTGAATAACCGTCTCTATCCCAAACAAACTCGCCTCCGCAAAATCTCCCAACGTACAGAACTCGTCAGCGGCGACAGCCCACTCCGAATTATCTATTCCTACGCTCTCCGTGTTAAGATAGTTCCGCCAAGCCCTACCCAAAGTTCCCGCCGCTCCAGTGACTAATATCATGAGTACCTCTCTTTCGCAACTTTGCCATTTTTAGCACAAGAACAGGAATTACATTTATATGCGGTTATTTCCCCGTTGTCATCATTGTATGCTAAATCTTCCCTAAACATTTCACAAAAGGGTTTATCACCACCATATCTTGAATAAAATTTACAGTCCGTTATATTGCCAGAACACGACAGGGAATATGTTGGTCTTGGCCATTGGCACGTTTTTCCCGAAGGAACAATTATTTTTTTATAGAAGTATTTTGCTTTCATAAGGGGTCATCCTCCGTGAGTTCTCTTACGCAACTTGAAACATATCCCACTTCTCTGCCATCCATATCTGGGTAGATCGGAAGGCTAACTGCTGACTGAAACAGTTTAACACAAGTCGGCCATTTTGTCAAGTCCTGTTTTCCGTAGGCTGTGAAAGAAGGAACAGGAATACAATGCACGGAACAGTGTACTCCACGCTCCGCCATCTTCTGCACGAACATATCACGATGGTTCACGCCTATAACGTAAAGGTGAGCCGACATACCTGGGTCATACGGCGGAAGGGCTACGTGCCCGTCTAGCGTGTCGTTGTAGTAGGACATTATCTCCCATCGCTTCAGTCGCATTTCGTCCAAGCGTTTCAACTGTGAGCGTCCTAATGCGGCGTTGATACCTGGCATATTGAACTTGTATCCCACCACCTCTGCGTCATACCGCCACATATTCTTATCTGCGTATCTCTTCCACGCTCCCTTGTCCAGCCCGTTTAGTCCGTAAAGACGTATCTTCTCCGCCCATTTCTTATTGTCGGTAAGTATCGCTCCACCATCACCAGTAGTCATTGTCTTTGTAGCATAGAACGAGAAGCACGTTATATCCGCCACGCTCCCGATTTTCTTTCCCTTGTAGGTAGCCCCAAGAGAGTGAGCGGCATCCCCGATAATGGGTATGTCCGTTCCCTTCAGTACAGTCCGCAGTCTATCATAGTCACAGGGAACACCTGCGAAATCTACCGCTATCACCGCCTTAACCCTCTGAAACATATTGTCGGCGTAGAGTGCTTCGCTTACTTTCTCTGGGTCAATGTTGTAATTATAATCCACATCAACAAACAGAGGGATAGCACCAACATAACGTATTGCATTAGCCGTTGCAACAAAGGTATAGGGGGTAGTAATGACATAGTCGCCTTCCTTGACACCCACCGCTATTAACGCAAGGTGGAGTGCCGCCGTACAAGAATTAACTGTGAGAGCAAATGAAGCTCCCGTATATTCACAAAGGTCTTTCTCGAAGTCTAGGTTTACTTGGCCGTAGGTTAGCCACCCACTATCAAGTGCCTGACAGACAGCGTCCTTATCTGCTTGGGTGATACTTGGTTTAAAGAAACTTATTTCCACTCTTCCTCCGGTACGTCCTTGACAATACGTGCAGGTGTTCCCATAACAAGTTTTCGAGCGGGTACGTTCCTTGTCACTACGCTACCCATAGCCACCATAGCGTTCTCGCCGATCTCTATGTTTGGCAGGACACACGAGCCCGCCCCCACCCTAGCACCTCGGCGGATGTAACAGCCATTCTGGGTAGTGAATTGCTTGGGTGTCCGACCCATAAAATTGTCGTTAGTGGAAACGAAACAAGGAGCGATAAATACTTCGTCCTCTATCGTCACGTAAGCGGTGATATAGGCATTGGCTTGTACCCGTACGTTTTTCCCAATTTTAGTATTGTTCTCCACAATGCTGTGTGCTCCGATAACGGAATTGTCGCCTATTATAACCCCCTCTCGGATACAAGCCAAGTCGCCTATCAACACATTGTTACCGATGATAACCCCACTATGAATAACGGCGTTAGCACAAAGTCTGACGTTATCGCCGAACTTGAACGTGCCACTGCCCTTGAGGACTACGCCTTCTTCTTTAATGAGATTATCTCCGGCAATTATATTCACTATTCCCCCTTCACGGGATATTCTGTTACCGTCACCAGCTTCTTGAGTATCCCCGACACCAACGCAAAGTCCTGCGGTAGAACGGGTGTCTTATTGATGATGGTCGCCATAGCCATTACTTCCTCTTTCGTGAAATCTATTGTCATTTCCCCTCCTGGGTTTTAGCGTATGCTTCTGCCGCCTTCTCGATCTTTTCTATCTTATTCTCGCACAGCCAGTCTGCCAAATCCATATCGTGATGAAAGAGTGCTTCCCTAACCTTTTTTAGAAAGGGAACGTCCGTCATATCCATTTTCGTCCTCCTCGTATATAATCTGTTTCCCCAGTTTTTTAGCCAACACTTCTTCCGCCACCGCTCCCTTCGACATACTCCAGCCAGGTATCATCACAACTATATCGCAGACTTCGAGCCAGATTAACCCACTCTCTAAAAAGTGTTCGTCCGTGTTTATACCGTCCATAAGCATAGTGTTAAGGTGGGGGCAGAATACAGCGTAGCCTTCTGTGTTGTACTTCCGTGCCACTCCCCACGCTTTGTTTATGTTCTGCCAGATACCGGATACAGTGTCGGAGCGATATGGGCCAGCGATATAGACTTTTTTCATTTCCCCTCCACGTTCTTTTTAACCCTCGCCACATCTTCGGCGTACATCCAGTCGTAGAGTTTCTTGGCGGCACAGAAGTGATCGAACCCGTCATTGTACATTTCCGTAGCCAAGCCCCCGTCTGGTTTCAGAAGTATTCCAATAAGCCCCGTTATTTTCGGGATAGGAAGTTTCTCGTTTTTCTCGGTCAACATATACTCTGCGTGTTTCGCCGCCGACAGCTGTAATCCCGTAGTGTTGTACAGATACTTCCCTGTCTTAAAATCTCCTGCGTATATACGTCCATCGTGTCCCTCGTAGATTATATCTCCCGTTCCCATATACCCCACCGCTTCGTTGATAACGGAGTATTCCAGGTTAATTACTTTCTTGATGTTGTTCTTGAAAAAGAGTATTCCGGCTTTTGCGTAACCTTGAAACGCTGGAGCAATAGCGTCTACGTTCGGCATATTCCCCCGTCCTAACGCCTCCATAATGTCATGAACAGTCGTACCACGTGAACCTGCGTTATCTCTCTGCTCGGCGGGTTCGGCACATAACTTCTCGATAGACCACTCTGGATGTTCTTTGGAAGCCGTAGCCACGATCTTACTGGCCCATGGAACAAGAGCATTTGACTTATCTATCACCTTCAGGATAGTGGTGATGGACGGGAAAGCCTTGCCGTCAATGTAGTAGTACCCGTTCTTTCTTTTCTCTTTTAAATCAGTTTTTGTTACAGCCATTTTATTCTCCTTTAATACCCGTACCCGTCCTCGTACCCGCTCCCGTACCCGTCCCCGTACCCGTCCCCGTTCCCGTACCCGTTCCCGTCCCCGTACCCGTACCCGTTCCCGTCCCCGTACCCGTACCCGTACCCGTTCCCGTCCCCGTTCCCGTCCCCGTTCCCGTCCCCGTACCCGTCCCCGTTCCCGTACCCGCTCCCGTACCCGTACCCGTTCCAGTTCCCAAAACCTATTGAGCTTTGTCCTTCGTCAAAGTTTATTGTTCTTACAGCAGATTTTTCCATACTTCCTCCTTAACCGAGAGAGTAGCAATTACGGTTAAGTAATCAAACTCAACAACTCCGAAACACTTATCAAGAATAGTATCGTTGGTTTTCCCCAGGCAAAGTTCAGGAAGTCCCTTTGTCGTTCCCCATTTGCGTATGACTGAAGCGTTATGCAGTTTGCAGTCGTTGCCATCTCTCTCGAACCGACCTATCATTACCCACCCACGCTGGAGAATAACTATCTTTATCTCTCCGTCAAACTCCTGCAACGTGTCCGCTGGTACATAGTCCTTTCCTTCCACCGTTATCTTGTCAATTGCCGTTTTCATTATTCCTCCTTTGTTTCTATAAGTGCCGGGGGCGTTTTCTTTGGTCGGGAAAACTCGCCCATAAAAGACCGAATTAGTGATAAGGGAGTATACACTACTTTTCGGAAACTGTCAAGGGGTAGTTTTTCAAATAAACTAATTTTCCTTTTAACCCACTTTTTTCGATAGAGTGTGTGTCTGTTTGACTATACGATACCAGGCAACTCGGAGCGTTGGCGGCGTTACCTTGCGTCCCATCCACGTAATAGAACGACAATCTACCTTCAAAGAAAAACACGGAGTGAGCCATATTCCATACCGTTGCGTGAAATCCCTTTGTTTCTGTTCTTGCGAATATTAACGCTACACCCCATCTATGTAAGGCAAGTTTAAATAACCACTTAAATGTTTCCCGACCATAAGGGGGATTTAACCACACCCTACCATCCCATTTCTGCAATAGCCCGTTATCATAGACTGTATATTGGTTAGGCGTAAGTAACCACGGCGGATTAACTGGAGAGCAGGGGTCTAAATCAAAATCACCCAAAGACTTAACTATACTCGGTGGCGTTAGCCACTCATCGTTATTTTTAGTGTTAGTATTAAAATTATTTGCCATTTAGTGGACACTCCCCGCATTTTTCTTCCAACGCTCTCTTGCACATACCCGTCATCCTATCGTAGTTATCTGCTAGAAACATCCTTCCGTATTTATGCGTTTCCCGTATGTAGTCTGTAACTAGGTGGTTAGCGTGTTCTTCCCTAGTAAGCCCGACAAAGTTCAGCCGACACGCACGCAGTACCCCTGCCCTGCCCCACACGTGATGTAATTCTAATCCAGTATTCCACTCTAACTCGTGAAACCATTTATAGTTAAGTTTGGCGGCTTTTTCTAGAGTCATTAAAACAACACCTCCTGTCTTAATCTATCCTCGGCTATTTTGCAGTATGCAGGGCTGATTTCTATTCCAATATACTTACGCCCCAGATTTTTACAGGCTACGGCTGTTGTTCCACTCCCCATAAACGGGTCTAAAATAACGCTCCCCTCTTTAGAGAAGTTTTGGATTATTGTATTTACTAACTTTATAGGGAATGTGGCTGAATGACCACTTATTTTTTCAGTGGATTTATTTATTCTAAAAACATTGCTTAATGTACCAGCCTTGAATTGTGCATTTTTAAATAATCTTTGCCTTGCCGTAGCCCTACAAAATACAATCACAAGTTCAAACTCACTATTTAAAACTCCACTCATTATTGCGGGTTCGGCATGTTGTTTATCCCAAACTATAATCTCTTTTATTTCTTTATTAAAATCACCAATAAGCCGGAATACGGCCTCTTTATTACCCGTAACAAGTTGTATTATTAAAAACAACTGCGAACCTACACGCAAAGACTGATTTACAATGTCTTTTAAAAAATAGAAATACTCGTTAATATCCATATCATCACTTAAATTATTATACTTATTACATGGCCCAGTTTCGTTTTTGCTCCTTTTACAATATTCATTACCACTAACCCTTAAATTGATATTATACGGCGGACTTGTCAACACAAGGTCAACACTCTTATCCGGTATCTCCTTCATCACCTCAAGGCAATCCCCGCAGATAATCTTGTTTATGTAGTCGTTTGGATATTCTCTCATATCATCCTCTCCGCAAAAGCGTCCTGTATAGGGCCTTCGCTAGGTACTGGCACTAAATCATCTATCCTATTGTACTGCGGTTCTATGTGAACATCCAACTCGCCCACGTCCCCATCTTTGTTTTTGGCAACAATAATCTTTATGTTGTTTTTCTGGGAGGGGTTACGAGTGTAGAAGTAATCCCAGTGTAGTAAGATCGCCAAGTCCGCCTGTTCTTCCAGGTTACCACTCTCCTTCAGGTGGTGTAACATCGGCTTACTCACTTCTTCGTTATCTGCGTCTTTCATAGCCGAGCGGTTAATCTGACAGCATATAACCCCACAGAAGTTCATCTGCTTGGCTAACAGGGAAAACCCCGACACGTAATTATTTATCTCGATACGTGGGTTCTGGCTGTCTATACGGATTTTATTGAGATAGTCTATAATGACCATATCCGGCTTCCTGTCGGCTAAATCCTTTTTAATCTCGTCTATCGTGTAGCCCACGTCCTCGATGATGTCAAGCGGAAGCTCCTTCATCTGCTGTGATCGGATAGTAAGACGGTTATCTTCTTCTACGGTGGTTCTCTTGAGTTTGATAAATAGGTTGTTAATGTTACACTTGTTCGCCAGGTATCTCTCGGAGTACCTTTTAATCCTGTCCTCTAGGCTGTATATAATCACCTTCTTCCCTGCTTCGGCGGTGGGAACGGCTAAACAATTTAACACGAACGTGGACTTGTTATTGCTTGTCCTTCCGGCGATAATATTCAGGTTCTTTCTTGAAAACCATGTACCGCTGTCTAGGCTCGGTATTCCCGTAGGAAACTCTGTTTCAGTGGGAGCGTTAGGGCGGTCATTGATGTATTGTTGTACTGCTGGTTTAATTAGCATTCGTTTATTCTCCGCTCAAGTTCGGATAATGTTCTTTCACTCCAAGCCTTATTACCTATCGTAGTTTCCTTTTCCATCTCCGCTATCGTAGCCAACACGTGAGCCTTGTAGTCACAGTTGATACGGGAAACTATTTCGTTTGCTTCTGCTTCAGAAAATCCATAAGTATAACCCGTATAAGTCATTGCCCCCATTTTAGATGTAATGCCCACTACGTTTACATTACTAAGTTGCTCACACACTTTTGCTTTTATGCTATATTCCGTAGCCCTCACCTCATTTTCTTTGCTTGGCTTATCGCTCACTTCTCTTTCGTTGGGCATAACGCCTCCTATTCAACCAGCATGAAAACTTGATAAAACAATTCCAGTTTCATATTTTTCTTTTCCCGTGTATTTCCCAAGAAAAAACACGTGTTCCTCATCCCATTGACCGTTTTGTTTTTTAGTCCACCCGTTGGGTGTATCTATTGCAACACTTAAAGCCTCTTTAATATTTTCTGCAATAACGACAAAACCATCATATTCGTCGTAATCACAAGTGTCAACTCTTTGCACGTAGTATATGTTCATTTCCCCCTCCCTTTGACCTCTGTGAGTTGGACACGGACTATTTCGCAATCATTATCACTTCTTAAATAATATTCATATTCCGCTTCTTCTATTCCGTCTCTAGTTGTTCTTATCGCCCATATTCTACCCGTGCTATCCTTCAACCCCCACGCCAGTGTAGGCTTAACCTTCGGCTTGGCTTTATGGGCTACGGGAACGCACTTAGGGCAACAATAACTATTGTCATCACAATTATGCCATCTTTCTTTATTAAACTTATTCCCTTGAGAGTTAAAAGGGTGTGGCTTTTGAGCGGAACATTTTTTATCATCACATTGTTCTGCTTGTGGGCATATCCGTTTCTGTGTAGGCATATTATCTCCCCAAATCCGGTAGTTTGTTCGATCCGAACGTAACCTTTGGTTTCCACGCCATTACGTCATTTATGCAGAAAGCATACGTTCTTATGCAAGGTGCTGATTTTTTCCAGTAATCGCTCTGTTTGTGGAACTCAAAGTATTTCGGAATATTAGCCATTATAACATTTTCTGGCAAAATGTCAAGTAGTGATTTAAGTTTCTTTTTATCTTCACCATAGGTCGGAACGTACTTTACACCCATAATCATCCCATATTTCGCCGAAAACTCCGCCAGGAGCCGAGCCACCCCGTCAGCATTGTCCTTAACTGGTTTTTCTTGATTAACTTCTAATAACTTCGAAGGGCGTTCTTGAGGGGTTAAGCCCGAAGAAGTTACAGTAGTATTATTATCATTATTATCATTATTGTTTATAGTTCCGTTCCTGTCCCGTTCCTGTCCCGTTCCTGTGTCGTTTTGCGTGTCGTTCCTGTAATTATCAATATCTTGAAAATACTCGTATTTTACTACCGTTATAACAATTCCACGTGTCGTTTTGCGTGTCGTACACATCTTACGTTCTCTCAACCATGAAACAACATTGTCTACTGACCGTAATTTTATACCCTCATTACGTAATGTGCATTTATCGTAGATCTCTTGAAAGGAAAAAAAGTTTTCCCCCCTCTTGAAAAATTTGTTATCTTTATGATTTACTTCTAGTATTATGTGTAACCATACCTTTAGCCACCAAGCAGGTTTTGTTTTCCAAATCTCGCTATCTTGTATCTGCCGAGCTAATAACTGAAATCCATCTGGTATTTTAACCATATTGACCTCGGTTTAAATGGGGGCGGTCGCCTCGGTAAGCACACCACAAGAGCTGTGGATTTGAATGACCGCCAGTATTTAACTGGAACCGCCCCGCATTAAAGTAAAAAGGTGGTACTGTTTCAGGCAACGACAGACTAACACATAAATACACTGTATATGTTAGCATTTCTTGCAAATTATTTAGCATTTGTTGCTATTTATTTAGCATTTCTTGCTATCTCAAGCATATCGCATAATAAAGCACGTAGAACCACCCTAAAATCCCGTGGATTAAAGCCCAAATAATGCTGTGATTATAACCCCAAGAGATTATAACCGCTAACACTGTGCCCATAGTCCAGCACCCACAACCGCCTTCACTGTCAGCCATAACTACCTCCTCAATAACTGATTTACCGCTTCCGGAAACCGTAAGTTTCCCATTTTCATAACAAATTGTATTGTATTCCCACTAATCCCACAAGAGAAGCATTTAAACCTATTATGTCTTGCCAGGCTCATACTCGGCCTTTGCTCTCCGTGGAAGGGACAACACGCCATAGATCGCTTAACCTGGATACCGAACGACTTTATCACCTGCTCAATAGGCACGTTCTCCGCCGTCTTTACATCTTCCGGAGATACCTTTGCCGAGCCTAGAAGTCTTTTTGGCTTTGCTTCAGGGAATATCTCGAACGGGTGGTATTTCGGGAAAGAATACTTTTTACAGTAATGGTTGTAGTAATACTGCTGAAATGCTAATTCATCTACCTCTTTCCAATGTGCTTCTATCAGCTTTCGGTGTTCTCCGCCCATAGAATATAACTTCCTACCGACTTCGTATGATAGTTTTAAGAAGTCTTTATAAGTCCGTGAAGCCCCAAACAGGGGCCTCATGTGCCGGTCGTTAGATTTTAGCAAGTATGTCCTTGTACGCCTTTACGGCGTCATCTACGTTGTCGAAGCGGAAGCAAGTTGTCAGGATAGCTGCCACAGTTTCCGCTCCGCCCTTTGTCGGTGTAACATTGGCCGAAGGCACGTTAAACACCTTCTTTGCCACTTCTACGGGGTCGGCTTTGCCCTTTACAAGCCAGCGGGAAGTAGTTTTTTTCTCCCCTTCTCCGTAGGAACTTTCCGTATATCCCACATCTTTAAACTCTTGACCAGCGTGTACTACAAGATAGTCAGACTGATTAGCATTATAGGTCTTTTTATTATCCGCTTTAATCGACCAATAAGCCCCATTTTTTCCCGACTTCTCCGTTACTTCCAAAACCTTGAAACTTGCCGCCAATATTTCCTTTGCCATTGTTATGCCTCCTGTATTTTTTTGTACATCCCCTGCTCTTTACGTGCGCACGCCTTTAAATGGCCCTCCTTGTCCTCGGCGTATTGAAACCTTTGAAGTATAGTCCTGTACCTTCGATAGTCTTTGCCTGAAAAATTGCGGAGATAGTCTTTATTGACAGGAACGCCAAAGTATTGGCTGTATAGTTCTACCGCTTTGCTTTTTAACCAGTCTTTCGCCTGTCTTTTTTCTCTTCGCTGATATTCTCTTTCGTATCTATTGCCTTGAGTTTTTCTGGTGCAGTCATCGAGAGCCTGGATTATGATAGCGGCTCCCAGCGACTTTTTTGCACGTAGTAAATTTTCTACTGTTGATTTTTTCATGGTCTATTATACCTCCGCTTTGGTCGTTTGTCAAGGTCTTTGCTTTGTGTTGTTTGTGAAGCTGGTCACGGCGTTGCAGTTTCTTTGCACAGTCAGGACATATCCCGCCGGTTACTTTAAACCAGTTTTTGAACTCTTTGAACGATAGTACCTTTACACCCATGAAACCGCCACACCACGAACATTTTCGTATTAACACGGCTTACCCCCTCTATAACATGATTTAAAGACAGAAACAAAGAACCACAAGCAAGTATCCGAGTAAAGCCATGCCTAAATGCAATAACACGTTTAAAGCCAAGCTGGGGCGTTTTTTGACTATTAGCTTTGTGTGTATCATCTTTCCTCCAGGTATAAATCAATTATTTCTAATGAATTACAACCCGGAGGCTGTAACAGTTCTTTTATTTTTTGCTCTAACTGGTCTTTGTTGTTACAGTCCCAATCACTTATTATTATCTCTATTTTTGCTTTCATTTTTCCCCCTTTGCCGAAAAATCAGCGGGAACAGTCTTATTTCCCAAATCTTTGAGTAAAGCCTGCTTTAGTATCATCCTTACCACATCCGACCTTGACACGCATAACTCTTTGGCCCTTAGGCCTATGTAGTCGGCAAGTTCTGGTTCTATTACGAAGTTAAAGGTTTTATTTTGCATTGGTCACCTCTTTAAAATCTGAGGGCTTTGCGTTGTATTTCTTGCAAGCCCTTCTAATAGCCCAGCCACGTGTTTTTGAGCCTGGAATATCACAGTCTAAAAGCCCGTTGCAGAAAACATACCAACCTATTTGCCCATCTAATTTTGTGACTTCAAGCGTGTCTATTGTCATTTTTATCTCCTTTGGCGGTATTATAAGCCCCGCCTAGCTTTGGATTAGTTGTGAACGGGCGTAAAATCAGGCGCTATAATCCCATAACCGCCAAAATCACGGTATATGTTAAGGTTTTTTGCCCTAACAACGCCAGCATTTATCTTTAGTGAATATCCCCTGCAATCAGCATTAGTCATTATGTCTATATCTTTGCTGTTTAATATCTTTGCGACTTTTCCTACTATCTTTGAAGCAACTATATTCCAACCCATATCATCTCCGTTCAAGTTTCCGTTGCAATATTCCGTTGCATACCAATGCAACTTGTTTTCAAGTCTAAGTAGTTTTTTGCAAAGTTTCACGGGGTCTTTCTCGATAGCATTAGGGAAAATTACTAGCAAGTTTTTCCCGTGTTTCTCGATTTCTTCATACATTTTTGTTTTCTGTGTTTTAGTCATTTGTTACCTCTTTTCCAGTGTACAGACCCGCTGGAAGGTCATTAAAGCCTATAATCCGACTGACGGGATTAAATACTGTCAATTATTGCAAATATTGCCGGGATTGAGTAATCATTTCCAACTTTAAGTATATAATCATTTAATTCTATTTTTATTTTTTCTTTTGCTTTGTTTTTTCCATAAATCACACCCAAATCAACCCCATCTTGCCATGCCTCTAATGATTTTTCCCTTAAATATTTAGACCAAAGTCGAGAAAGCGACCTTTCACCCTGTTCAGAAAGAGCCCAAGCATAATGACCACATTCATGTTTTTCAAGTATTTTATTTTTTTTAATTAAAAAATCTCTATATTCCATTTCCACTCCAATCGTTACAGTAAATTGGATCAACATACGAACCATATCCACGCCCACCAATTAAACATCTATATAAAAAGCATAACCCACCAATTGAAAGTTTCCTACTGGAATATCTGCAATTATTACAATTACGAATTACTGTTGTGTTTTCCATTCCGGGTTTTGTTTTGTAACTTGCACTTGAATTAGGTGATGGTACAAAACAGTTTACTTCATTACCCGTAATCCCACCTGGATGTATACAGTAGGAACATACGGAACAATGATAACCTCTATTATAGCAACGATCACAAATAAAATCTGTCATTTTTCGCTCCTATGCTATTGCTTTAATTTTATCTAGGCTTTTTTTGCTTTGTGATATTCTAAATCTGTAAACCCAAAAGGCCGCCGAAAACTCACAGCGATATTCAAGATCTAATTCCTTTAATTTGTTTTCTATTATCGCTGCATCTGCATCAAACTCTTCCCGGCTTTTAAGGAAAGTGCAAAGGGATATTCCAAAAGAAGTATAATATATTGAACTGTGTTTCAATCCTATTTTAGCGAAAGTCGGTGCCAAATAGGTGTATAGTGTTTTGCTGTCGAGTTTCGTTATCTGTGATATAGCCCATTCTGTTGTTATATTTTTAACTGAAAACTGTAACACTTTAACGCCATTATTTTCGGTAAAAAAATATATTGCAGGGTATTTTTTAGATCCATACTGATTATCCGAAAGCTGTATCTGGTTATCATTCATTTCGTATCCTGTTGCCTCTTTTACTTTCAGCCAGTCTATTTTAGTTTCCATATTATCCACCTCACTTCTCAATTTGTTTCCGCTTACACTATGATTATAACATATTATATGATATTGTCAAGGGGTTATTGTATAATAATTGCAGAAAGTTTAAAACACTATATAATACAAGGGAAAATAACTGGTATAAAAATCACTTTTTTTCGCTTTTTTTCGGTTTACCTATTGGATTAAACTATATCCTATGTTATATTGTGGATATTAAAAGCCTGCAAGTGGAAACTTAAACAACCACAATGCAGAGTTAGGGAAAGTGGCCACGACTACCTATTATAGCAAGGCGGGAAAATGCCTATTCTAAAAGATATTAGACAGGAAAACTTTTGTCAAAACGTCGCAATTAAAGCAATGACACAGGCAAAGGCGTATCTAGCGGCGGGCTTCAAAGCCAATGAAACATCAGCGGATCAATTAGCATGGAGACTAAAGAAAAGAGACCACATTAAAGCAAGGATAGCAGAGCTCCAAATGGAAGGTTTAAACAGTGTCAAACAAGACCACCGTGGAAGTATAGCGGCACTGCATGACGAAGCAACGGCAAGGTTACAGCAAATAATGCATGGAGATAATGTATACGCTAGTCTCGGAGCTTGCAAGGAAGTATTGAGCCGGACTGTACCAATAGTTAAACAAAGCCAGTCTATTAACATAAAGATAGACAGCAAGGAAGCGGAGCGGAGACAGCAACTATTAGCAGAAAAACGGCGGAATAATCTCATTTCGGGAACGGTTGAAGTAAAGGAAGTATAAAAGCCTGTATCAGTAGTACCTAATAGCCAGTTAGTATGCTTTGAGTATAGAGATAGTAACAGCGGAAGCAAAGACAAGTTAGATTGGTGGAGTTACGGCGTAAACCACGCTAGCAAACCGTCGAAAATAGCAGTAAAACCGGAAGCCTGGCGATCTATTGCACCAGCAGTCACAATAAAAGAATTGAAAAAGGCTGTATTTATGGGCTCAAATAGAAAAGGCTGTATTTACTGGTATATTTAAGGGTTCCTATAAGCTACATTATGTTAACTAGACTGTATTGTGATGGAAAGTGCAATAAAAAAAGAGCCAGGGAGAGGGTGGTGGGGGGTGGTTTCTGGCGACTAATGTTAATGTTTAAGACCCACGCACAATTTTTGCAACTTTAGGGGTTTTCTAACGTATAAGGTATATAACTGGGGAAGGTAAAAGATGGCAAAAGTGAAGAAAATACTGTGTGTTTGTGGTACAAGGCCTCAAATTCTGAAGCACGCTATATTCGTGACGCAGGCTATAAGGGCTGGATTTGACGTAAAGACGGTCTGGACTGGTCAGCATTGGGATTATAGGCTGTTTGGGGCTTTCTTAAAGGAACTGGATATACCTCGTCCGGAATATGTTTTAAAGGTGGGGGATAAGGGGTTTGGTGAGAGACTGGGGCGGATGGTTACGGGTGTTACTGGTGTTATTAGGGATTATGCTCCTGATGTTGTTATTGTGTATGGTGACTGCGACACCACCCTTGCGGCTACGTTGGCCGCTCGGAGAGTGGGTGTAAGGGTAGGGCACATTGAGGCGGGACTTCGTTCGGGCGATATGGGTATGCCTGAAGAGCAGAATAGGATTGTGGTTGACGAGCTTTCTGACTACTGTTTTTGTACTAGCACTATGGCTGGTGGTAATCTGGCTAGCGAGGGTGTAAGAGGGACTATTCATGTAACTGGTGATATAGTGAAGGATTTGATGGAGTTGTTTATTGAGAAGAGTAGGGAGAGTCCTGTTCTGGCGGATCTTGAGGTGGTGGAGCAGAGTTATTATTACGCTACGATACACAGGGCGGAAAATACTGCGGATAAGGATAGGCTGAAGGGGATATTGTGGGCGTTAGGGAAACTAGACAAAGTTGTAGTGTTCCCGATACATCCCCGGACGGAAAAGAAGGTAAAGGAGTGGGGACTTGGCAAAATGCTCAAAGCGGGAAATATCAGGGTTATACCCCCTGTTGGTTATCTTGAAAGCCTGCGGTTACAAGAGAGTGCGTGTAAGGTCATCACGGATAGTGGCACAATGCAAAAAGAAGCGTTTATCCTGGGAGTTCCGTGTGTTACCTTGAGGAATAGTACCGAGTATCCGGAGACGACTTACGGGAACTGGAACATCCTGTGTCCTGATGTGGCGATGGTAGAGCGGGCGGTGGTACAGGCTCCGAGCAGGGCACATTATCGTGGGATGTTTGGTGATGGTGCGGCGGTGCTGAAAATCCTAGAAGTGCTGAAGGAGTGCTAGTGATAGCCTCTGTGACAATAGAGCCGGAGAATACCACAAGGTTCTATAACTGCTTGGGTTGTGCGATAGACGAGTTGGTGGGTTTAGGTGACGAAAGGGTAAAGGGTATCTTGGATAGGTACTGTATAACGGCAAAGAAAATTGGGGAGCGGACAATGATAACAGCGGCGTTCCCGTTGGAGAGTGACAAATGCAAATTGTGAACACCCGCATAAGGGCCAATACAGACGAAACTAACCCCACGCTAGTAGGCTGGGGTGAGTGCTTGGATAAAGACAGCGGAGTATTTTACAACAACATCAAAGTGCGGATAAAGAAGGGCGAGAACGGGCGGTTTAAGTTACTTCTCGATTTCCCCTCGAAAATAGCAATAATGCAGGATAAGACAGAAAAGAAGATATTCTACGTTAAGCCCGTTACTTCGGCGGCGTATAAGGCGTTTGAGAGTGCGTTCGTACATTGTATCGTAGAAGCGAGGAGGAGTAATGCCGAAAGTAAATTATAAGTGTCCGGGTTGTGGGAATAAAGCCCAGTTGCCCGTAATGGACAAATCTATTAAGTGCAAAAACTGCGGTAAGGATATGCCCTGTACTTCAGTTAAAAAGGGCAAATGAGTGAGACGGAGGAGATACTCAAATACGGGGAGAACGACCTTGAGTGGTTCGCCAAGTATTTCCTCTCGAAGCAACACAAGAACGACTTCGCCACTTTTCACAAAGATATTTGCCAAATGTTATTCTCTGGCGAGAGTAAGGCTGTTGTTGCCGCTCCAAGACACCATGGTAAAAGCACGATTTGCAGTTTTGATTTTCCTGTGCATTGCGGGTGTTACGGGTATCCTCGTCCTGTGCTTCTTATTTCTAATACCTCGACTTTTGCTGAAAAATGGCTGACGGATGTAAAAACGGAGTTTGAGACGAACGAAGCGATCTTGGAAGTGTTCGGGGATTTAAGAGGGGATGTCTGGAGAACGAACGAGTTATGGTTTAAAAATGGTGCCAAGCTCTTTGCAAGGGGACGTGGACAGCAGGTACGTGGTTGGCACTACGGAAAGGTTATCTGTGACGACTTGGAAGATAACGAGTTAGTCCGGTCGGATTTGCAGATGACGCAGTTCGAGGAATGGTTTGACCGAGAACTTCTGTATACGCTTGACCCTGATAGCCAGATGTTGTATATCGGAACGATGGTGTCTCCGAACTGCTTTTTGAAAAAGTTAATGGGTCATCAGAGTTGGAAGCCGTACTTTTACCAGGCGTATAAAGAAGGCATTGAAAAAGAGGGGAACGAGTTATTCCCCGCCCGTTGGCCGCATACGAAGTTGCAGGAGTTTAAGAAACATAACCCCTACGCCTTCGCTATGGAAATGATGAACCTTCCTGTCCCTGACGAGGACAAGAGGATAAAGCCGGAGTGGTTACAGTTCTATAACTCTGCTCCCGAAGGTTTAAGGGTCTTTGTAACTATTGACCCGTCTATCTCGACTAGGAAGAGAGCAGACCCTTCGGCGATAGTAGTTTGTGGAATAGCACCGAACGGGGACATATACGTGCTGGACGTGTACAATGCGACCAACGACCCGCACGTGCTAGTGGAAGAGATATTCAGGATAAACAGGACTTATAACCCCTTCAAGATAGGGATAGAAGTGGTAGCGTTCCAGAAGATGTTAAAGATATACATTGAGGAAAAGGCGAAGGAAAGGGGAATATACCTTCCCATCGAAGAGTTGAAAACGGATACACGAGTAAACAAGCAGATGAGGATAAGCGGTTTAATTCCTTACTTTGCGGAAATGCGGGTCTTTCTCAAGCAGGGGCAGTATTCACTGATACAGCAGTTGCGAGACTTCTCGCCTAATCAGTTGAATATGCACGATGACGCAATAGACGCTCTCGCTTATCAGATACAGTTGTGGGTCAAGCCGGGATACTCTACGGCGGGGCAGAAGATAAGCGGTGAAGAGTGGATGAGAAGGCAACAGGAAAAGTTCATTAAGAAAATGTTAAAAGACGACGATGATGACGGTATTATCAAAAGCGGTTATTTAGGTGATATGGCTCTTGGGGAGTAAAAATGACACCCGATGAAATAACAGTCCACGTAAAGAAATTATATAATCAGTACGACAAACTTGTTCTTCAGCAGAAGAGAACACGCTGGAGAGAGTTTTACCAGAAGTACAACTCGTTCCTTGACGCAAAGAGAAAGGGCGGAAGGGACAGCACGTTGTTCGTTCCCCGTTGCTTTGACAGCGTGGAGACGATAGTTCCGAGACTGCTCCTGGCGATCTATTCTGTGAACCCACCGTTCCAGATGGCACCGAGGGCGGCGGGTGACGTAGAGTTCGCCGATACGCTTACGTCTACTTATGCGTATTATTCGGATATAACGAACCAGTACAGCACCGTAGCCCAAACGCTACGAAATGTGGCAATATACGGAACTGGTATAATCAAGTGTGGATGGGATAACCTCAAGAAACAGCCTGTCCGTTATTCGGTGGACATACATGAGTTCTTCATTGACCCAGCGGCCAGAGAGATAGAAGAGGCGGAGTGGTGTGGAGACGTAAAAGTCCGCTCCCTTTCCTACCTTCGTAAAATGGAGAAGGCGGGGATATACAAAAACATTGACGCTGTTCAGAAGGATGGGGAAGCCTACGCACAGCCTTCAAACCTTCTGACAGATAACATGACCGTTAAGAGCCTTATGAACCCGTACGAGCTGAAACGTCAGATGGACGCAGACAAGCAGTATCAGGTTCTTGAGTGCTGGATAGACGGTGGAAAGCAGGTAGCGACCCTTGCGGGCGGAGTGCTTATCAGGCTCGAAGAGAACCCTTTCCCGCACGGTGAGTTCCCTTATGCTCCCGTAAAGATGACCCCTGATACATCAGAGTTCCACGGCATAGGTGCTATCGAGCCGATACGTTGGCTTCAGGATATGGTGAATGATACGACTAACGCACAGTTAGATTATATATTTCGCTCGGTGAACCAGATAATGCTTGTGGGTGTCAGCGAGTGGGAAAACTCTTCACAGTGGAGATACGCACAGGGTGCGAAGTTTAAAGTAAACAACATGGACAGTGTACGTCCGTTGGATATGAGAGCATTACCGCCAGAAAGTTTTGCGATGGCGACACAGTTACATTCTCACATAGACAGGACGCTCTCTCTCTCGGATTACGTGAGAGGTACGAAAAGTGGTACGGGTGAGAGTGCCACGGGTGCGTCACTTATGGCACAGGCGGCGGACACTAGGCTAAAGTTGCAGTTGTTCTACGCTCAACACTATCTGAAACGTATGGTGAACTTGGAAGCCAAGTGTATTCAGGAGTGGGTACCGGAGCAGTTCGTAATCAGGCTGACCGAAAAGAACTACGTGAAGCCCGTTTCGAGACAGGACATACAGGGCGAGTTTGATGTCTACGCCGCAGGTATCGCTGACCTCTCTACGAAGGAAACCAAGAGGGCACAGTTGACGAACCTTCTAAACATGATACTGACGACAGGTGCCCCACAGTTACTTGCGTTACAGGGAAAGAAACTGGATATGGCAGGACTGCTGAAGCAGATATTCGACACCTACGAACTGAAGAACCCAGACACACTTATGAGCGATGTTGAGCCTACCCCGATACCTGGGGTTGGTGGTATGCAGGCACAGCCGACAGATATGACGAGTGCTACTAACATGGGCGACCTAATGAAGTCACAGGCAGAAGCGGTTGCTCCCATGCAGTTAAATCCGTTCCAGCAGTAAGGAGGATAGATGTTCTGGAAAAAGAAAGTTGAGAAAATCTACATGGCACCACAGCACACCATAAACGGTTCCTTGCTCGCAGGGTGGCTGAAGATGGAAGAGTGCAAGGAGTTCTTAAAATGGCTTGACAACCTTGAGTTGGCCCTAAAGGTAGGCGTGTTCAACTCAAACGTGACAAAAGAGGAATTGGATGTTAGAAGGGGCGAGGTAAACGCAATTCTAAAAATGAAAGCCCTTGTCAACGATATTCGCAATGCGAAACCACAGAGTGACGAAACGGAGGAAACAAATGGCTGACGAAACCGCAGGTTCAGTGTCAAACATGGAAGCACCAGTAGAAGTGAAGGCAACAGAAGTAAGTGTCATAAATGAGGATAATTTCAATTCGTTCTCGTCCGACCAGATAAAAGAGGCGGTAGAGAACATGAAGGCGGGGAAGGTCTTTAAAAAGACCGAGAGTGTTCCCGAAGCAAAGCCCGCTGAAGTACCGAGTGAAGCGATTAAGCAGGAAACCACTTCAAATGATGAAGCGATTAAGGCCGAGCCAGTAGCACCCGTAAAGGCGGAGACCCCAGACTTCGATGTCAAGGTATCCGAGGCGGTGCAGAAGAAACTGGACGAGCTTGGGATAAAGCCGGGAGTTAAAGAACCCGAAGTCCCGAAGGTGGAGGAACAGTTCCATGGTTTTAAATCCGCTGAAGAACTTAACCAAGCGTATGAGAAAGACCCTGTGGGACTGTTTAACAAGGTGGTTGCGGAAGAGGTCAAAAAGCAGACCGTAGCAATAGAACAGAGGTTAATGCAAAGACTTGACCCAGTGGCGAGTGATTTTGAGAACAGAAAGATAGGAAGTGATTTTAGGGAAGCGGCGGAGAAGGTCAAGGAACTAGCGACCGACCCCAACTTCAAAAAAGAAGTGGCACAGTATCTGACTAACAAAGACAACAAGGATATAGTAGACGTATGGGTGAGGCAGGGTAAGAACCCTTATGTTGAGATTGCCAAAATGGTACGTGCGGAAAACATGGATAATTATATACAGAAGGCAAAAGCCGAAGCTGTAAAAGAGACGGAAACTCGGTTGTCAAAAGCGAACAGAGCGGTAGTTGAAGGCGGTGGCAAAGTGGCACTTGGAAACGGGGAAATCAACTTGGAAACAGCGTCTGCGTCAGAAATTGAAGCGTATCTTAAAAGCAACGGTCGAGCCTAATTTAGTACAAGGAGACCACTAATATGGCAACGACAGTATTTACAGACGGGACGAACTTTACCGGTGCGGTTGGAAAGTTCTACGACAAGAAGCTCATTGAGCAACTTGTGCCCAAGACAGTGCTTTACGATTTCGCCGAGAAGAGACCGATACCCCTTAACATGGGTAACGTAGCCTACTTCTACAAGATTTCGGAGTTTACTACCACGATGGGGACTGTGACAGAAGGTACTACGCCTTCCGCACAGGAACTGTCTGCGTCACAGAAGAGCGTGACACTGAAACAGAAGTTCGCTTACCACCAGGTTTCTGACATTGTTGACATGACTGCGATCAACCCCGTTGTGACTTCGGCGATGGAACCGATTTCTAACAGGGCGGCTCTCACTGTCGACAAAGAAATCCTGTGGAGGCTCACGGGTACTGCTGAAGGCAAATCGCTCGAAGCAATCGACCCCAGCAACCCGAACGGAACCACGGACGTAGCACTTTCCAACATCCTTGACGGTCAGCAGGGCGGACTTTCCACCCTCTACATCTCGGCTGATGGTACTCGTGCGGCTGCGACAACCACGGCTCTGTTCTCGGCTCTTTCTGCTCTTGGTGCTTCTGCGGCTCTTACTTACCTTCAGGGTCTGAAGATTTCCGCAAGGACTATCAGGGCGGTAGTTTCAAAGCTGTGGAGAAACAACGCACAGCCTGCTGATGGACAGCTCTTTGATGGTATCGTTGCTCCGGAAATCCTTGCTTCGCTCATGGGCGATGAGGACTTCATCCGTTGGAACCAGTTCAATTCAGCGGACAAAGGTGCGAAGAACTATCTGGGCGAGTTTGCGGGCGTGAAGTTTGCGGTCTCGCAGTCTCTGTTCCCTGTTGCGGGTAACACCGTGAAACTTTCCGTTGGCTCCATGTCAGCGGCAGGTGCAGTATCTCCGTTCTCTGCGTACATTTCCCTTATATTCGGGAAAGGCTGTTTCGCAGTTTCGGAACTCACTGGCAAGGGTGGCGTTAAGGTTATCGTCAAAACGCCTGGCCCGAACGACACCAGCAACCCTGGCGACCTTTACAGCACGATAGGTGCAAAGGTAACTATGGCGGCTACCGTTCTTGAGCCGAAGAAAGGTTACTTCCTGTTCAGCACCAGCTTCTAGTGTTGAGGTGGGGGGGCACGGCCTGGGGCTGTGCTCCTCCTACCTAAAATGAAAAAGGAGAGTGTTAAATGTCGCAAAAGAAATTTGGGTTTGTAATGCCATCGTATAAAACTGAACCAACCATCCTCAAAAGAGCAATAGACAGTATACTTGACCAAAAGGACTACGAAAACTGGAAGTTGATAGTGGTCTTTGACGGCGTTCACGAAGAAGGGTTTAAGGTTATGGAAGGGTACACTGACCCCAGAATAACCTATAAGACCATCGCTCACGCAGGTGCGTGTGCGGCAAGGAACGCAGGTGCAGAGGAAATGCTCAAGGATAGTGAAGTAGCATACTTATCCTTCTTTTCTTCTGACTTCATCGCTCACCCCGGTATGATAAGCACGTGGGCGAGAGAGTTTGACGCTGACCCCGAAGCGGGTATGGTATACGGGGGATACGACCTTATAAAGGACGGAGAGATAGCGGGGTCGTTCGGTAGTGAAGAGTTTGACCCGATACAGTTGGAAGCCCACAATTACATAGACGGTGGGTTCCCTGTAAAGAGAGAGTGTTATCAGCCGTGGGACGTGGACTGTAAATCTCTCAATGACTGGGAGTGGGTACTTCGTCTGGTTAGATCGGGGATGAAATGTAGGTTTATGGCAGAGAGAACCTACTCCGCCGAAATGCCAAAAGCGGGTGGTCTCTCGTACGACAGTAGCAAGAACTGGGTAGAGAGAGTTTCGTATATCAAGACAAAATTGGGTATACCCAAAAAAGACGTGTGCTTCTGTTCCTTCGGGGCACCGTTTCATGCGAAAAGGATGGCAAGGCTTACGGGGATGGACTATCTCCCTAACCCTGCTTTCAAAGCTCACGAATACAAGATGATTTACATGATGGGCTTCTACTCGTTAAACACTGTACAGGCGTTTGGCGGTAGTGGTATGAACGCTATCAAGGCTATACACTGGATAGGCTCGGACGTGTTGGAGTGGAGAAAGTGGCCTATGCTTCAGGTGGATATGGCAAAACACCTGATAATGCACAAGATAGACTACTCTCTCTCGGAGTATCCGTACACGAAGTGGGAACTTGGGAACCTTAACCTCGACAAGCCAAGCCCGATGATACCTTGTCCGGTGGATATACCGAAAGAGAAGTTCCCTCTTCCTGAAGAGTTTACGGTGGGCATTTATATGCCAGAAGGCCCGCAGTATGTGATTAAGTATCATCAGGACTTGGTTCGTGCTGTTGTTAGGGCGTGTCCTGATATTAAGTTCGTGTTGTTCGGTGGTATGAAGGGTCAGCACGATAACGTGGAAGGCATGGGTTGGTGCAACACGCAGGACGCTATCAAGAAGTGCAGTCTGCTTCTTCGTTTGGCGGAACACGATGGGCTTCCTGTATCGGCGGTAGAGTTCATGCTTCATAACCGCCAGGTGCTAACAAACACGCCTCTGCCGTATGCGGAGATATACAACACGTATCTCCCGTACTACATGAGCGACATAGCACAGGAAACGATAGTAGACCACAAAGACAAACTGATAGAGCGTATCAGACGGCTAAAGAAAGGCTACGGTTCTTTGACATACGACTGGGCGAAGATAGAAACCTTCTACAAGGACTTCTGCTCGGTTGACAGGTTCAAAGAGAACCTTGAGTTAATGCTCGACAGGAAACCCGTTATTGAGCCAGTGGTGGATGATTTCTACTACGAGAACGGATCGCTTTTACCGGGACTTGCCGAATTGTCAAAAGGAGGGAACTATGGCAAAAATTAAAGCCAGTTACATAATGGGGAACTATAACAAGCAGTCGTATATTGCGGAGAGTATCTCGTCTATCCTTCAGTCTACCGAACCGAACATTGAATTGGTGGTGGTAGACGACTGCTCGACAGACGATAGTATGGACGTTCTGTCGCATTATGCGAAGATAGACAAAAGGGTCAAGTTATTCCGAAACGACACAAACCTCGGAATAGCCAAGACGTACAACCGAGCGACAGCGGAGAGCAAGGGCGAGATAGTCCTTGTAGCCGCTTCCGATGACGTGTATGACTACGACAGAGCGAAGTGGGCATTGAAGGCGTTTAAGAAGTTTGACGCTGACATTATCTACTGGCCGTTCTACAAGTCACAGGAAAAGACACTCGGCGAACAGGGTATGGCTCTGGTTCCTTTTGAAAGGAAGATAGTACCAACATTTGACGCAGAGAGGCTCAAGAAGGTGGACGGGCAGTTCATCGGACACGGGTTCTCGGCGTATACTCGCAAGGTAGCAGACACAGTAAAGTACAGGGAAGAATACAAGCACGGCATAGACCATCACTTCTTTCTTGACGCTTGGAAGGCGGGATTTAAGTTCCAGCACATAGCGGACGACAAGCAGTTAGCTGGGCAGTACCGCTTCTACATAAAGATGGTGTCTAATCAGTTTAGAGACGAGATAGTTAAACAGGACGAAGCCCTCGAAGCAGAGTACAAGGGGGTGGCGATATGAAGAGAGGAAAATTCAACGGGAAGTTTAGCGTTGCCTTAATTCATACGCAGTTGCCTGGTATCATCATGTATCGCATGGCGAACTTCGCCAACCACATGAAAACGCCTGTGATGATGCCCGACTATGATATAAAGGCAAAGGACTGCGGAGACTGGCAGAACTTCGTGATGACCGAGAAGTCTATCATGGAGGACGTGTACTACCTTGCCAAGCACGCAGACGTGATAGTGTTTCAGCGTTTCCTTAATCAGGCTGGTTTGGGAATAATCAAGGCTATACGTGAGTGTAGTCAGGGAACGAAGAAGATAGGCATGGAGATAGACGACTATATGTTTAACGTGCCGACATATAATCACGCTCACAGCAACTACCGCCCCGGAAGTCCGTTATGGACTATCGGACTTAACCAGATGGAGTTATCGGATTTTATGGTGGTATCAACTAACCGCCTGAAGGAATACTACTCGAAATACAACGACAACATATTCGTTGCCGAGAACTGCATAGACTTAAAGTGGTGGGGAAAGGATGTGAAGGTAAAGCCCCACGACAAGATACGGATAGGGTGGTGTGGAGCGAACGCTCACCTACAAGATCTAAATGTCATAAAGAACGTGATAGATAGGATTATCGCCAAGTATCCGCAGGTAGAGTTTCACTTGTATTCGCCTAACAGGATATTCGAGGATAAGCCAGGGCTTGTCAATGAAATAGGGTTTGTGTCCCTTGACAAGTATCCGAAGAAGCTGAAGTCTATGGGGTTCGATATAGGTCTAGCCCCGTTGTGCGATAATATGTTTAACCGCTCCAAGTCGGCTAACAGGTGGTTGGAATACTCGATGATGGGTATCCCCACGGTAGCGAGCGACATAGGCGGACAATTCTCGGAGATAGGTGAGAAAGGCGTTCTCCTTCTGGCGAGTAACGAAGAAGAGTGGTTTGTAGAGTTGTCGAGTTTGATAGAGAGTGAAGATAAGAGAAAGCAACTGGGAAAAAAGGCATTGGAGTATGTACTAGCGAACTACACAGCCGAAGAGGGAGCCAAGCGGTATGACGCTCTGGTGAAGTCGGCATTTAAGGTGAGAGGTAAAAATGAATTACAGCGAACTGGGGTCGTCAGTGGCTCGGCTCTTGCGGCAGGTGCCGTCAACTAACGGCTTATACACCTGTGCAGACTTATCGGCAGTTATCAATGACGCTAATCTCGACGTAGTAAAGGATACAAACGCTCTCCAGAATATCGGAACTGTTACCACAGTTTCCGGTACTTACCAGTATGCGTTATCGGCTACCGCCCCTGACGTGTTACAGGTCTGGGGAGTTACGTGGAACGGCCTTCCTATGACGAAGGTTGGCCCTGGGGATTATCGTTGGGGAAGGTCTGTTCCCAAGCAGAGCGGAACTCCGAGAGTATATCGTATATGGAACGGGTTAATAGAACTCGACCCCACTCCTGACGCTGATAAGGACTTGGAGATAAGGTACACGTATAAGCCGTCTGCTTTGGCGATGTCCACAGCGGAACCCGAACTTCCCTCACAGTATCACATGGCGATAGTGTATCGTGCGTGTGCATACCTTACTATTCGTGACGAAAAGGAAATGAGATATAACTCTTTCTTCCAGAAGTATCAGTACGAACTAGCAAGGCTTCGTAGTATGTTAATGGACAATGACGGCTCACAAATCCCGCTTGATACAAACACCGGAACGAGTTTAAATAACTGGGGTAGCATTTATTAAGGAGCGTTATGTCATTTAAACAATTTCCCGTAGTATTCAAGGGATACCATAACGGAGACGGCGGGTTAATCTACCCTAACTCTTCGACCATGTTAAACTGTCGTTTGAACCATCACGACGCCATAGAGCAGATGAGGGGGTTTGAAAGATTTGCTTCGCTGTCATCTACGGGCAAAATAAATAACTTCTACTCCTACACATACTATCCTGGAACGTATTTCTACATAGGATATACTGACATTATTGTTCAGAGATATGACGGTTCTGCTAGCACGTATTACAAGATACCGAGCACAGGGGCTAATCAGACACTCTCTGGCTATGGCACAAACAACGGCGACACGACATACTGCACCACCTTTCTCGGAAAGGTTATTATGTCATATTCTGACGCTTCGTGTTACCCATCGGCCCTCTCAACAAGCCAGACTACGTTTACAGCACTATCCACAGTATCCAATTCCTTTAGATACCCGTGTGTGCACTACAATAGGTTGTTTGGTGCTTATTCTGCACTTGGTGGTGGTTCTCTTGTGTTGTGGTCTGACGTTGACACAGTAAACACTTGGCCCACAAATAACACGCTTCAGGTCAATACTGATGACGGTGACAGGATAACTGGTATAGTTTCCTATAAGGGCGACCTTTATGTTTTTAAACTCAAATCTGTTTATAAGATAGTGGGTAATAACTTTGACCCCACAAGCGGAAACTACTCGGTCATAAAACTTGAGGGAATACCAGGAGCGATAAACTTTAGGGGTATCTGTGTTGCCAATGGTAATATGTATTGGGTTTCACAGCAGTACATTGTAGAGTTTAACGGTTCATCG